TCGGGCGCGCCACCTAGTACTCGTCTGCGAACACCAAAGCTGGCCGTTTTGGCTCGCCAGAACGGCCTTTTCGAGCAATTCCCTGTTTCCTCTGATACGTACTTGATGGTCGTCGATTTCGATGACGTCGATAAGCGACCGGAGGTAGGCCTTCCGGAAGGGTATCGATCCAACGCTGAAGTTCTCACGCATGGTACGGCCGAAGCGCTCGATGAGTGCCGGATCGATCTGGATCTGAGAAGCTGAATGCACCTTAGCCCGTTCCAGTGCGGCCTTGGCCCGATCCCGCTCTGACTTCAGTGTGTTCAGCCGTTCCCTGAGCACCTCATCAAGGTCCGTCAACCCGTCTTCCACCAAGCGGTACAGCCGTTTGAGCTTGTCTTCGGCATCGATCATCTCCCGCTGAAGAGCGACCATACGAGCGTTGACAGCTGCCGCGTGTTCTGCGCGATGGGCTGCCAGGGATCCAAGGATTACGGCAACCCGTTCTGGCTTAAAAAGACGTTCCAGCAAATGATCGGTGATTAGTCTGTCGAGCTTCTCCATTGGCATCGAACGACCTTTGCAGGCCGTTTTGCCTTTGGTCGCACAGCTCGAGCAGGTGTAGTACCGATACACTCGTCCACCCTTCGAAGTTCCGGTACGCAGGGTCATCCCACCGCGACAGGTTGCACACACCGCCAATCCCGTAAGCAGAATAGGGCCGGTCGTTACGCGGGGTGCCTGTGTTTTTGGGCTGCGGGCCTGCAGCTGTCGCTGGACCTGCTCGAAGGTATCGAGCTCGATGATTGCCGGAACCGGTATCTCCACCACTTCCTCGTCAGCTTTTCTCCTGCGCGTTTTTGATGAGATCTGGTTAAACTTCCATCGGCCGATATGGACCGTGTTGGTCAGCAGCTTATGGAGTTGGCCAACCCCGAAGCGGTTGCCCCTCCGAGTCCGATAGCCGCGAGCATTCAGCCATTTCACGACTTCCTTAACACCAAGCGCGCCCGAGTTGCCGTCCCCGAGAAGGTACAACTTAAAAATGAGCCGTACCGTTTCGGCCTCGACCGGATCGACTTCGAGTTTTTTCTTGATCTTTGCGCCCCGTTTTTCGGCTTCGATCAGCTTATAACCAAGTGGAGGCGTTGCCCCATTCCAGAACCCCTGGCGGGCATTTTCCTTCATCGATCGAATGACGTGTTTCGCGTTTTCCTTCGACTGATATTCGTCGAAAAGCGCAATGACCTTCCGCATCATTGCGTGGACCGGTTCAGTTTCGTCACCAACGGGCTGAGTAATGGAAACGACCCTGACGCCATGCTTGGCAAGCTTGCGCAGATAGAATTCCTGCTCGAAGGCCTCGCGGAAAAAACGGCTATAACTGTGGACAACGATGAGATTGAACGCATGCTCACCATCACAGGCGCGTTCGATCATCTGCTGGAAGCACGGCCGCCGATCATTGCCTGCAGACGCACCAGCTTCGACATACTCCGCAACGACATCATGGCCATTCGCGCGGCACCATGCCTTCAACTGACTGCGTTGATCCGGAATTGAAAGATCGTGCTCAGCCTGCCGGCCCGTCGATACGCGCATGTAAAGGACTGCACGCAGCGCAGCACGCGACTCCTCAAGGACGAGATCCGGGGATGAGCGATTGCGGTTCATGAGCTTGGACCTTGCGGTTGCCTGCATTTATGTTCGCAAATAGCTTGGCTCCGGCCAAGAGCTGGTCATCGATCTTATTCTTCTCCCACATCCCGTTTAGCTGTCTCGCTTACAGACTTACCTGTCTCCAGCCTTCTCGGCTCCAGGAATTCATCCACAACCCCAGCCAGATAGGTCTCGATCACTCTGAGTTCTCTGGGCAGCACGGTGATTTCGCCAGGAAAATCGTCGACCACCTCCCAGACGCGCTCAACCTGCTTGGCGGCCCTTCCCTGGGTCAGAACCCTGGATTGCGGCAGAAGCGGCAGTGGACGCAACCCAAAGCGATAGCGGCGACGAGGGGGACGGCCAATCCTTTGGCTGCGGTGCGACCCCCTGCGCCTCGCGGGCGCCAAAGATTGAGCACTCCGGTCTGATTCGGGTTGCGACTTGCCGAACTTGGAAGCGGCCATCCGCCTCATCGATGCGTCGTCCGTGCTGGCGCGGTTGTTTCCGGGGCCTGGAACGTCAGGGCTGCCACGAATGCTTATGAGGCCGTATTCAGATAACTTCCAGAAACAAGGACAACCCTAAGATTGGTCAGCAGCGGACTATTCTTAAACAATGGATCGAATCGGCAAATCTGGCTATAGGGGTGTAATTCCGCCGTGCTGACCATGGACTGAAGGATGACTGACCCATCTAGCGCTGCCATCCCCCTAATCACACCCAACGCGAATGATAGTTTTGTTATTCAGAAGCTGAGTGCGACACGGGCTGGCGAGCTTGCCGTAGATTCGCTCGTGCTAACTCCTCAGCAATCAATACCAGACTTAAGGCTTGCTCTGATTAGCGTGTATTTGAACGCTGTCAAACAGCGACACTCGAGCAAGGCGACGAAAAGTCAGCTCAAGAACGCCAAGAGCGCATTATCTCAGTGGACACAGCTGCTCAAAACTCTCGAGAGAGTCAGCAGTGACGGACGGGATGGCTTGCGCATGCTTTTGGAAGGCCCGCTGGACGATGACAAGGGAGAGCGGGACCTAAACGAATTTGCTTCATTTTGCTGGCAGATCAGAATGGAAGCGACGCCGCCCTTTATGGCACTTCAGTCAGCCATTACCAAGGAAGAAAATAAGCAAACCAATCTTGGCGAGCGGCCCAAGCGGCTTCGAATGCTCGTCGAAGCTCTTGCCGACTGGTGGCAGTCGATCGGAGGCTCACTCGCTCCAACTGTCGATGCCAATCGGCGCGATGATGGGCCTGCGGTCGTGCATAGCCGTCATGGTCCTTTTCTCACGCTCGCAGTCGCTCTGTTTTGTAAAGTAGACGTGTTCAAAGAGTCCGAGGTCGTGTCCGCTGTGACGAACGTGCACGAAAAGCGGTTGGCGTTAACCTCGTCAGAGATGAGAGACTAAGACTGGTTGCGAAGCAGCCCGTCTTAGGGTTGTTCACGCCGCCCCTTCATCAGCATCGATCGCAGTACTTTGTCATCTGGCGGTGTAGAATGTCCGGTTTCGGACCTCGTCTACCGAGCAACGGAGCGCGACGTATGACGGGTTTGACCGACCCAAAGCATTCGGAAAATAGCGATGCCAAGAGGATCGAAACCAGGCGAAAGGCGCGGCGGACGTCAGCGCGGTACGCCAAACAAGAAAACAGCCCTCAGAAATGTAGCACTCGCCGCCGCTGCCGCAAACCCAGAAATTTCGCCACTCAACTTCTTGTTGGGTATCATGAGAAATCCCAACGTATCTTCCGAGCTTCGCTTCAAGGCCGCCCAAACAACGCTACCCTACGTTCACGCGAGGCCGGGCAGTGCTCGTCTGGGCGATCCGGCTGGAACTGCAAAGCTGATCGATGGCACCGGCGCCTTTATCATCGACAACGCAGTGGCGACGGCATTGCGCGACGACTATCATCGCCTAGGCGAGTTGGTCCGCAAAAAGTATGGCGACCCGCTCAGTGCCGCCGAGCTGGAAGAAGAATCCAAATTTCGCGCACGCATCGCCGGCAAGGCAAGGGCGATCGGGTGCCCGGCGGGCTATGGGCTAAAGCAGGCCCAAAAGGATAGCAATCGACTCCATCAGCTATACTGCAAACGCATATCTCCTCCATCTTCTGGCGGCGCTGCCCTGCCCGACACGGAAGATACTGAGGAAGCGCAATTGAGAGCGCGAGTTGCCGCGTTCGACGAAAGTCCCGAGGGGTGCGCCCGGCGCCGTATTCGTGAGCTAGAAATGCAGGGCTTTCGCGGAGGGCGCAGCGCCGCTGAGCAAGACGAGCTTGATAACCTACAGACGCTCCACCCCGATCTGCCGCTCGATCCGGACGACCCCCTCACGGAAGCGTTCGAGGCTTGGCGCGGAGTGGCTGCCGAGAGAATGGTTGTAACATGCAAGCTGGATAGATCGAGATCTAGGCTTCCGGCCATTCCTCGCCGCGAAATCCTCGCCGTGTTCCAACCCGCCCAAGTGCGCCGGACCAATCAAGATACTGATTGCGGATGAGCTCGCGCCGCGCACGAACCTGAACTTGAGCGTGCTATGGGTGTTCAACGAAAGCACCCCCGCTCGATGACCACGTCTGGCGCTCATGCCGCTCGGGCTCGAGCTTCGTCAAGCAGCTGAGGGAGTTCAAGATTAATTTCAACGCAAAGCCATTCATCCGGAATAAATCCAAAAGCCGTCTCAAGCGCTGACACGATCCCACGAGCTTGTCGCGTCATTGTTCCTCCACGAGATCGTCGGTATCGAGTCCCAGCGGCTCGGTGTTCTGGGCCTCGTAGGCCACGGGCGGCTGCGGATCGATGTCGTAAATCCGCGATGTCGCGTCAATCAGGTCGTCATGTGGGGCGAACGGGTGGCGGACCATCTCGTCGATAAACGCGCGAGTAAGATCATAAATATCGCCGTTCTCATCTCGTCGTTGCAGAGGCGTGACGATCCGGTGCTTTTGCGCGGTCGTGACACAGCGCTCTTGCGCCTTGGTCAAGCCGCGCATCAGTTCAAAGGTGATCTGCCCGACGTTGTTACTGTGCTGTAGCTCGGCCTCTTTCGCGCGCTTGTCGTGCTCTTCGGTCCACACCGACCAATAGCAGACGTGCTTTCCGGGAGGTCCGTAGTCCGCGTTGTAGACCACGCAAGGAAGATAGAAGCGGCCCCCCCGGATGTCTGGCTCTAATCGCTCGATGCGATCCAGCTTTGCATGTTTGCCCTTGCGTGGGGTGTTAAGCTCTTCGATCGGGAAGCTGCAGTTCTCCCGGATCATCATATCCTGGATCACCTCGAGGTCCACTTGCTGGCCGTAGCGCTCGTAGCCGATGCGGACCATCTGGACGCCCGGGTGTGACTCCCATTTCCGCTTGAACTGCTTGATGTAGTCCCAGCGGTCGCTGAGCTTCATGCGATGGCGCACGCCGTCGAGCAGGTACTTGTTGCCGCCCAGGTCTACGCCAACGACGGCGATTGCGGCCGATCCGAGCGGTCGGTATCGCCCTTGGACGGATCGACCATCACGTAGACGTTCATGAGCGCGGGGATCACCTCGTATTGTCGCAGCCACAACGATGAGAACGTCGCCTCATTGCCGGCGATCGGGTTAAGCAAAAGCTGCGCGCTCACGGTCGAGCGCTGGTCATTCTTGAGCTGCTCCCACCGCTGGTCAGAGAGAAATATCGGCTTGCCTGTCAATAAACCGTTATCCGTTGCGGGATGAATCCGGGGTTTGAGCGACTTGCGCTCGATCACGACGCCGCAGGTATCGGCGAAGTGGTAGCGGGTCGCCGGCATCCATTTGCGCACGCCCAGGTGTGAGCCGAGGTTATCGGCGAGTTCCCAGCGCTCAGTGGTCTTGCGAATCTGGTCGTCGGAGAGATAGTCCTGCGTGACCACGTCGTCGTAGATGTGCAGGCGAAAATGACGCGAGGTCGGTTGGCCGTCGATTAACCCATGCGCCTCGATCGAGGCTTCCTTCGGATTGCTCTTGCGCTTGACCGTAATGCCGCGGGCAACACCCCATTTTGCCGGCCGGCCATCGGTACCCAACTGCCGCGGATTGGCGTAGAGCACGTCGTTAAAGGCTTTTTTGAGCACTTCGTTCTGCTCAAACTCTTCCTTGATCTGGTTCAAGAACGCTTGCGCGATCAGCTTGACCACGCTGAAGATAGCGATCGTGATCTCGGGGTCGCACATCAACTCCTGGATGGCGCCCGCAAAGGTGATGATCGTGCTCTTGTAGTGAAAGCGCGCCCACAGATCGATGTACCCGTCCGGGTCGAGCTCCACCTCGCGGCAGCGATCGAACAGCCAGGGGTGTTCTGCATCCTTGCGCCCGAGCAAGACGGTCAGCAGGAAATAACGATCGTTGCAGCCGAGCAGCGCAAGATCGCCGGCCGGCGTTGAGAGTTTGCGTGCCGTCTCGGCTCACCATGCGGCGGTCTCCTCGTAGTCGAAAGTGAATAGTTGCTCCTGAATGAATTTTGCCAGCCATTCATTGTTCGGATTGCAATAGCGCTCACCCCGTAGTTTGAAAATGGGCCGGCCAAGGGCCCCATAGCGAGGACCATTCCGATTTTTGGGAGAGTTGTCTGCCGGCCCGTCCATGGCCCAAAATATGGACGCGTATTCAGATAAGCTCCACAAACAGAGACAACCCTAAGATTGGTCAGCAGCAGACTATTCTTAGGCAATTGAGCCGTGGACGTCTCCGAACTGAAAACGCTGACTCAGACGCCGAGAATGAGCGTAACAGACGATGCCCCTCAATGCTCAGCGATCCATCGCTTCAGCGATGCGTGGGTCGTTTCGCGGCAGCGCCCGGCGAGTGGCTTGCCTCGTAACGCCATCCCCCGTGCGGGGAGAAAAATACCTCGAGATGGGTGGGCAACTTAGCGATATAAAAAGCAGTGTCACGCCACCGGCCCAGCGCGTCGTCATCGTTGCGTCGCACCATAGCACTTGCTGGGGCCACGGTCCCTGGCACGGCCGGGCGGCAACGTTACCGGACTGTCGGTTCTCAATCTCTCTCACCTTCCACGCGAAAACATTATTGCACACGACGTGGCATCAAATTCGGCTGCAATTCCCCCGCTTTTGAAGGCGGAAAAAATAGCGAAAGGGGTAGTGGGCTCGGCACGTCGGAAAGGTGGTTCGTTCGGGTAATGCGCCTCGATGTCCGCCTGGTACGCGATGTCGGCGAGCCGCTGCGGCTCGGCCTCCGCCGCCTGCTTTGCCGCCTCCTGCATGAGGCGCGCATGCAACTCGGCCTGCACAATGTTGGCCACGCCGGCGACGGCCTCGCGCGCGTTCCGCCAGACCTTATCCGCGACCTCACCGAGCAGATCAGGCAAGCGAACGCGCCCAAGCGGCTATGATGCGCGCCGCGCGTCGCAGGCACAATGCACGCAGGGCATCATGCAAGCCGTTCTCGTCCCCGGCGGCGCCGGCTTCATCGGCAGCCACACCTGCAAGGCTCGCCGCGGCGGGCTTGCTCCCGGTCGCATTCGACGACCTCTCCACCGGCCACGCCGGCTGCGTGCGCCTTCGGCCCGCTGGTGCAAGGCGACATCCTCGATGCGCCCGCGCTCGATGGCGCCTTCGCGGCGCACCGCCCCGGTGCCGTCATCCATTTCGCCGCGCGCGGCCGTCCAAAACGAGAAAAAACCTGATTTGACCCCTAGCCCACGAGCGACTGCTACTTCCTCGCTACTTTCGCTATTTTTTCTCGAGTTTAGCGAACGACTTTTTTCCAGACTCCGCCGCACCTTAACTGGTTTAGGTCCTCTTTGCGTTTGCTATTTTTTGCGTCACTTTCGGACAGTTTAG